TCAACTCAGAGCTGCAGCGAAAGCTAAAGGCTATAAAATAATGAAGGGCTAGTCAGTATGGCTAAGTCTACAGTAAACAAGGCAGGAAACTACACCAAGCCTACCATGCGGAAGGCTCTGTTTAGTCGAATCAAAGCAGGGACTAAAGGTGGTAAGGCAGGTCAGTGGAGTGCTAGAAAAGCGCAGATGCTTGCCAAACAATACAAAGCTAAGGGTGGTGGCTATCGCTAAAGACCCTAGAGTTGGCACTGGCAAGAAGCCAAAAGGTTCAGGACGCAGACTTTATACAGAGGAAAATCCAAAAGATACTGTCCGTATAAAGTATGCGACTCCTGCAGACGCACGAGCTACGGCTCGAAAGGTAAAGAAGATAAATAAACCCTACGCTCGTAAGATACAAATACTTACAGTGATGGAACAAAGAAGTAAATACGGAGGCAAGCCCCAACAAGCAGGAATAGCTAAGAGGGCGAAGCAACAACTAAAGGCAAAACATGGCACTCGCAAAAAGTCAACGAAGTCTTAAAGCATGGTCAAAGCAAAAGTGGAGAACAAAGAGTGGTAAGCCCAGTAGCAAAACTGGAGAACGCTATCTTCCTGAGGCTGCAATCAAGGCTCTATCACCACAGGAGTACGCAGCAACAACTAGAGCTAAAAGAAAAGGCACAAAGCAGGGAAAACAATTCGTCAAACAGCCAAAGGGTATCGCAAAGAAAACACGAGCGTACAGGAAAGTAAAGTAATGATTACAAAAGCATGGTTTATAGTAGCAGTAATGTCTGGTGTATATACAGACGGAACAAAAGATGTATTTATATTTAACAATCCACTAGATCACGGACACTTTCACAGTTCTTTAATGTGTCAAAAGTTTATAGGAGATCACCCTTTTAAACTTGCCAGAGCATTAATTAGTAAATATGGTAATAGACCACCTGAGCAGATTCTGTGTGTTCCTGAAGAAACAGTAAAATTGTTTATGCAAGAGGGTGGTAAACGAGGAGAAAAGATTTAGTGTTATACGAGCCAACCTGTGAAGTATGTGGCAGTCACATTGAAGACGATAGATGTGAGGTGTGTGAGCATACAGGTGACAATGGTGATTGGGTAGAAGAGGTTATAAGGGAAGAAGATGACAAAAAATCTAACTGAAAAACAACAAAAGTTTATGGCTGTCTTGTTTGAAGAAGCCAACGGTGACGTTGTGTCTGCTAAAAAACTAGCAGGATATTCAGATACGACTACAACACACGATGTCATCAAATGTCTTAGAGATGAGATAGCAGAAGCTACAAGAGACTACATGTCACGTATTGCACCAAAGGCGGCAGTGGCTATGGGTAATGCGCTTGTTGATCCTACAGAGTTAGGTATTAGAGACAAGATGGTGGCAGCAAAAGATTTATTAGACAGAGCAGGATACATAAAAACAGAAAAAGTAAATGTAGAATCCTCAGGAGGTTTGTTTGTCCTTCCTGCTAAAGAAGGAAAGAATGAGTGAGGACAGAGAGAGCCTAGGGTATTGGGCATTACCATTACCTGACGTTGAGGGCAAGCAGTGGAAGAGAATACCTAAGATAGCACGACTTGTACCTTTCGGCTATGAGGTAGATCCAGAAGATGAAAACTTTCTTCTGCCTGTAGAACAAGAGTTAGATGCGCTAGAGTTAGCAAAGAAACATTTAAGACAGTACAGTTACAGACAAGTAGCCAACTGGTTGACACAGCAAACAGGACGTTACATATCTTACAGAGGACTAAAGAAGAGAATAGATATTGAAAAGAACCGCAGAAAAGTTGCTAGTGTTAAAAGGGAACTCGCCAGAAGGCTTGAAAAGACGCTCAAAGAAGTCTCGAAGCTCGAAGAAAGTACAGGAACATACACCACCGAAAGTAGAACAGCCTAGTATAAACTACGATCTAGGTGGTACAGAAGAGGTTCAGCAACAAGATGTGTTGTTCAAACCAAACGCAGGACCTCAAACAGATTTCTTAGCATCCTCAGAACGAGAGGTGTTATATGGTGGAGCAGCAGGAGGTGGCAAGTCTTTTGCCATGTTAGCTGACCCACTCAGAGGACTAAACAATCCTAACTTTAGTGGACTGTTAGTTCGACACACTACTGAAGAGCTAAGGGAACTGATACAGAAATCTCAGGAGTTGTATCCAAAAGCAATTCCGGGAATCAAGTGGTCAGAGAGAAAGTCACAATGGGTGACTCCTAAGGGGGGACGACTTTGGATGTCCTATCTAGACCGTGACCTAGACGTAATGCGTTACCAAGGTCAGGCATTTAACTGGATAGGATTTGACGAACTTACACAGTGGGCAACACCATATGCTTGGGACTATATGCGCTCACGACTCAGAAGTGCAGACCAATCATTAGGACTGTACATGAGAGCAACAACCAATCCCGGAGGGGCAGGACATCAGTGGGTAAAGAAGATGTTTGTAGATCCTGCACCATCTAATACAGCATTTTGGGCAACAGAGTTAGAAAGTGGCAATGTTATTACATTTCCAAAAGGGCATAGCAGAGAGGGGCAACCTCTTTTTAGAAGACGCTTCATACCTGCTAATTTGTTTGACAACCCTTATTTAGCGGAGTCTGGTGATTACGAAGCAATGCTTTTGTCATTGCCTGAGCATCAGAGGAGGCAACTACTAGAAGGTAACTGGGACGTAGCAGAGGGCGCAGCGTTTCCTGAGTTTGACAGAGCAAAACATGTAGTCGAACCTTATAAGATACCATCTAGTTGGAGAAAGTTTAGAGCATGTGACTATGGGTATGGAAGTTACTCAGCCGTAGTATGGTTAGCAGTCACACCTTCTGAACAACTTGTAGTGTACAGAGAGTTGCAAGTATCAAAAGTTTTAGCAGCTGACTTAGCAGAAAAGATATTGCAATTAGAAGCAGAAGATGGTACAATACAATATGGGGTTTTAGATAGCTCACTATGGCACAAAAGGGGCGACACTGGTCCTAGCCTAGCAGAGCAGATGATAGTAAGAGGTTGTAAGTGGCGACCATCAGACAGAAGTAGAGGCAGTAGAGTTGCAGGAAAAAACGAATTACACAGAAGACTCCAAGTTGACGATCACACCAACGAACCTCGTCTTGTTATATTTAATAACTGCACAAACCTCATATCTCAACTTCCTAGTCTCCCTCTTGACAAAAAGAACAACGAAGACGTAGATACTAATTCTATGGATCACATGTACGATGCACTACGTTACGGCATTATGACACGACCTAGAAGTTCTATATGGGACTATAACCCTGTGAATCAGCGAACAGGCTTTCAGATTGCTGATCCTAACTTTGGATACTAAACATGGCAGAAGATAACGAAATACCCTTTGACACGGATGATGTAACTGTAATACAGGACAATGATCCTGCTCTTGCTTCAGAGAGCGACATAGTAAGTTTTGTACAAGGCAGATTCAAAAGAGCAGAAGATGTACGACAACAAGACGAACAGAGATGGCTAAAAGCATACAGAAACTACAGAGGATTGTATGGTCCTGATGTGCAGTTTACAGAGACAGAAAAGTCAAGGGTATTTGTAAAGGTAACAAAAACAAAAACACTTGCAGCGTATGGTCAGATAATTGACGTATTGTTTGGCAACACAACATTCCCACTCACGGTTAATCCTACAAAGTTACCAGATGGTGTGGCAGAGTCGGTGCATTTAAATCTAGATCCTAATGCTGCTAATGCACAAGAGGCACTTAGAGGGGCTTTTGAAGATAAACCTTCAGAGCCTTTTTTGTTTACACCTGATGGAGAACTTAAACCCGGAGAGACTATACAAGACCTAGAGAATAGGTTAGGCGGTAGTGGTCAAAAACTTTCTACAGTATCAGATAAAATCATAGAGGGTACAGGCGGTACACCGCAGACTGTTACCTTTCATCCTGCTATGGTAGCAGCAAAGAAGATGGAAAAGAAGATACACGATCAGCTTGAGGAGTCAGGCGCAAACAAACAACTACGTAATGCTGCATTTGAGATGGCATTGTTTGGCACAGGTATAATGAAAGGACCATTTGCTTTAGACAAAGAGTATCCTAACTGGGGTGAAGATGGTGAGTATGATCCACTAATTAAGACAGTACCATCAACAAGTCACGTATCTATGTGGAACTTTTATCCTGATCCTGATGCGTACAACATGGATGAGGCAGAATATTGCATAGAAAGACACAAGCTGTCTAAAACACAGATGCGTAATCTAAAGAATAGACCATACTTTAGAGACGAGTCTATAGAAGCATGTCTTGATATGGGCGCACAATACGACAAGAAGTATTGGGAAGACGACATGAAGGACTACGCTATTGAAAACTACACAGAGCGTTATGAAGTCTTAGAATTTTGGGGTTACGTAGATTCAGAGATACTAGCAGAGAATGGATTAGACATACCTGCTGAATTACAAGATCTTGAGCAGATAAACTGTAACATATGGGTGTGTCAAGGTCACGTTCTTAGATTAGTACTAAACCCATTTAAGCCAGTGCGTATACCTTACTATGCTGTGCCATACGAGCATAACCCATATAGTTTCTTTGGTGTGGGTATTGCAGAAAACATGGATGATACACAGACATTGATGAATGGTTTTATGCGTATGGCTATTGACAACGCAG